GACAATCTTGCCATGCCATCCTGTAACTTTGTTCTTCACAACGTTTAGATGCCTTTGTAGATCATCTTCATCCTTTCCCTCTATGGGTGGATTCTTTGCTATCAATATCATCACATCTGCTTCTGCAGCTTTACCTGTACGACTGCCTTCCATCATGGCTTGATTGAGTAATACTTTACCTTCAGCTTCTGCTGATAACTGTGACATATAGAACATTGCACACCCATGTGCTTTGGCTATCTGCCTTGCATGAATAGCATTCGCTTTGAGTGCTTCGTCTTGTCTTGCAAAGCTACCATGAGAAACGAACTTATCGCCCATATCTAGGACTACAACGTCAGGCTTGTAAGTCTTACATACACTCTCCACCCAATTCATGTCTTTGTTCATAGCATCTTTTATCTTAATATTATTCTTTACAGGCACATATAGTTCTTGTGCTCTTGCCATGTTTTCTTTTATCTGAAACATATTCATTCCAGTGGCCGCAGTCAGATACCTTGAGCCAACTCTGTAGGATGACTCTTCGTTACACAAGACTATGCATAGTGCTCCTTGTCTAGCAAAACCATTCTCACTCGCTATGAGTGATGCGTGAAAGGAAGTCTTTCCAGTATTAGGTCTAGCACCCACTTCTATCAGATGCCCACCATTCACTCCTTCTAGTTTAGACACTAGTGTAGGTATGTTGAACGACCACTTTGTCTCTAAGTCATTCTTGGTAAGCAGACACTCAAGACTTATGTCATCCCATTCTATATTTAGGTTTGGTGTAAAGTCATCTGCGTGATTTTCTAGTATGTTTCTAAGAGGCTCTAGTGAGTTCTTTGTGCCATTGACATACTCAAAGCCTAAGTTAGCCACATCTTCTCCAACAACTTGTCTGAATAACTTGGATAGTATTTCTTGTGAGATATCCTTGCCCATAGGTTGTTCTCTTTTGACAGATGCAAACAAACCACTATAGGCAGTTTTCTGTGCAGTTGTGATTGATGGGTTTTGTGCAAAGAACAATGCTTCTATCTCTTCTGGGGTGACTGTTCTATTGTAGGACTCCATAGCATTATCTATTGTTCTCTTTATCTTCTGTACGTCTTTACTAAAAAGTCTAGTAGGACACTTTGAGCCTCTATGTTCGTCATAAAAGTCTTTGTCCATTAGGCTTCTTATTAATGATAACTCCATTATCAATCTCCTATGAGTTTATGTAAATTATTTATATCTTCTTCATTACGATATTTTAGATCGTCTTTTAGCTTTAGAACTTTTACGTTATTCTTGTAGGCTCGTAGCTCGTTAGCAATACTAAGTGTTTTACGTAGTGCATCGGGGTCTAAGGCTACTATGATTGTTGAGAACTGCATGAGAAAATCTCTATGTGCATCAGATAATGTAGTGCCAAGCAAAGCTACCCCACGAACTCTGTGGCTACCTATGACCGTAGCACTTATGCAATCCTCAACAATTACTGCGACACTACCACTACCAAAACTGTAGGGTGTATCACTTTTTCCGTATCTCTTCCATTTAGGTTGTCTTCTATCTGTAGCACGACCAATCGCATCTACAACTTTTTTACCATCACGAATGAGAAAAACTATTCTGTTTTCCTTTACGTCAAAGTAAAGAGGCACACTTCCAGGAACTAACTTGTAGTCATATGCGAATTTTTTGACTTGAACTCGCAGACCACCATAAACGATGTAACTAGGCAGTTCAAATTCGTCATAGTCTATGACGTTTTTCCCTAGCATAGCTTTCTCTATAGTTTCTGCCGATACGTTTCCTGTTTTTGCACCTGAAACTTTACAAGATGCCTTGTAGCAGTTCCAAATTATCTTTCCCATTGCATTAGTTATTGTGAAAGTCTTATCTCCATCGCATACTGGGCAGTTCATTCTCTTAGTTTGCCCTACTTTTAGGTCAGTAGAGTCTATCGTTTTCTGTAGTTTCATGTATTAGACCCCCTCGGCAGTTAAATGCTTTTACCATAGCTTTCTCTTTTTGTCAACGCACTTTCTGCAGATGCGAAAGTATTTTTCATATAAGGCTTCACACTGCTTGGATTTGCGTGACCTGTGACGGACATTATTTGACCCATAGATACGCCAGCCTCAACCATTTCCGTAGTTCCTGTCCGTCTTAGATCTGCTATTCGTAGCTCTTTGGGAAGCTCTGAGGCATTCATTACATCCCTAGCTACCTTTGAAAGCCTAGTAAGTGAATATGGCTTGTATGAACCTTGAAACGGATAAGGATATGGTGCAACATATTTTTGAAAACCAAATTCTTCTCTCTGTTGTTGTAACATTTCTAGCAAAGAATCACTTATTGGCAGATGAACTAATGCTCTTCTCTTAGATTGCTCTAGATTTAGTATCTGTTTGTTAAAATCTATGTTTTGAAACTCTAGCATTCGCATATCACCTACTCTTTGACACCACTCGTATGCCATTTGTACGATCAGACCTATGTTTCTCCATCTAAACTTGGAATAAGAGGTGTCAAGAAACTGTTTGACTTGTTCTTTTGTCCAAACAACCTTCCTAACTTGTGTAGTTTTTCTTTTGAATGTGGAGAAAGGGTTCGTTTCTGCATAACCCATCTCCATAGCAAACGAATATATCTTTCTAGCCACAGAACATATAGCATTGGCTGAGAAAGTACCTCTAGATAGCCACGCTTCATAGCCTCGTCTAGCCATCGCACCGTTCAGTTTGGTAAGACACATTTTTGCCATCAAATTGCCATCAACTTTAGTGTCCAATAATCGTGAACAACAGTATTGATAATCTACTTTAGTTTTATCTGCTAAACTATTGAAGTCACTTGATAAATAATACTTTTCACTAAGCTCTTTTAAGTTCATGTTCTTCCATCCATTGTGGTTTTTGTGTATAGTTATATCTTGCAAACCTAGATTTGTCTACAATATAAAATTTTCTGTATGCTTCTATGGGCATGGACTCATTGGTCTTGAGATGATCTAGTCCACTGAAACATTGTGGGTGTGGCGATAGTTTACCTTTTGGCATTAGTTCAATACCTTTTTGCAAAGTGAGATAATGCACTGAACAACCGTGTTTCTTTTTGAATCTGTCCTCATACTCATAAAGCATATGTCCTAGCAAAGACCAGGCAAACTCATAGTTGCTTTGATTCTTCATCGCCCACAAAGTGCATGGGTGTTTTTGATGAACAGGTTTGTATAAGTTATGCTTTTCAGCAAACTTTGGGGAACGATGCCAAAGAGCAGTGCATAGCATCTGTGTTTCTTCTAGTGGCATTTTAACTATGTGTTGGTCACATAGAGATCGTGATATTAGGTATGGTGTTTCTTCAATGATAAATCTATTCATTGGTATCTCCTATAAGTTTTGTATTAAGGTTAATTCTGTTCCGTAACTAATTATACAATAGACTTTATGCTCGTCATGATACTCAATTATCGTAAATGTTTTTGTGTCAAAGTTTACATATATCTGTAAGGGTAGAGTTACTATTCTTTTCTGTAAACCTTCTTTACTTCTAACTTTTGTTAGTTGCACTGATTTAAATAACAAGGTCTCCTTTTTTTCTTGTATTGCGTACATAACCTCTTGCTCTTCTGCACACATAACAGGTTTGTCATTCCACTCTCCTGCAAAACTCTTTGTGTTAAATAATAACAACACTAATAAAAATAATATTTTCATGTGTATTTCTCCCATAATGCTACTAGCACCACCCATAATCCATATATGTGTAGTGCTATTACTACTGTTTTTAATACCTTGTTCATTGAGTCATCTGCCATGTACACCCAATCGTGATACTTTTTTTCACGAGGTGTGCCATATGCTCTCATGCCAAGATAATCAAAGTTCCAAGCATCTCGTCTTGTATCTTTTTTATCCGTCATGCTTCTCTCTTTCTAAGACCACTAATCCCAAAGTTCTGTCTAGATGTTTAACATCTATCTTGCTTCCTCTTTTTACTGCGTCTGCGATTAGATTTTGTATAACATCTACTGTTATGTCTAAATATAATTTATCATAACCACGCTTTGCTTTAGACAAATTAGTTGTTAATTGATCTCTATTTACTGACATTGCTAACTCTCCTTATGTTTTTTGTATAGTCGTAGTCTTTTATATTGAAATAAGTATTTAACTCTCGTAAGGCTTTTTTTCCATTGTCCGATAAGTTATTTGACTCCCAACCTAAATCAGTAATCAATAACTTAACTCTAGGAATGCCACCATTATAATATTTATTACTCATTTTTACTCCTATTGATTTCCCATCTGTAAAATATATGGTCATCTATTCTTGTTACATATGTTTTTGTTTCTGCCCAACTAGGGTTGACGTAGTGAGCATGGTAGTGTGTAGCACCCTCCACAAAGTCATCTAGGTGTCCATTGTACACACCATTAGCAACGTGCAAAGCAGTCTCCCATGCTTTAGCTTCTCGTGGCTTGTCACTTTTACCATCACAGTACCAACTGAATTGACATCTGTTCTTGATAGGGAGTGTAGGCTTCCACTTATAAGTTAATCCTTGTTTGACTACATCACACACGTTGTTAGGGTATCGTGAATCTTTGACTCTATTCATCACGACTTGTGCTACTGCAACTTGTCCTATGAAACTTTGATTCTTAGCTTCGTGATAGACGTTAAGTGCTAGGCACATTAATGATTCCATTAACATTAGGATACCTCTATAGCTATGTAGATACATAGTCCTATAATTAATAATTTACCATAATCCAGGTCAAACTTTGTACCCTCGCCATAGTTGACGTTAAAAAAATCTATTATTCTATGCCACATTTTTCTTTTCCTTTCCTTTAAATTTATAATCTCTGTGTCTGTTAGTATAACCATGTTCACATCTAGGTAATTCTAATTTGAACACGTCAGCTAAAAAATATTCTAGAGCATCTAGCTCTATAACTTTGTCGTACTCCAAAGGAACTACATCATGCACACAGTTATTAAGTTCTTTTAAATTATTAATAGATTTAATAAGTCTTTCTTCTTGTACTTCAGTTAATTTAATATTCATTATACAATCTCCTTCAAGATATGTGTTATGACATCTACTGTCCAACCGTTACCAATCATCTTGTATCGTTGAGTCTTGGAAACACCTTCTGTGTAGTTGTCGGGTAAAGTTTGTAGTCTCTCACACTCTAGTGGTGTAAGCTTTCTATACAAGTTCTCACTGACCACCACGTTATCTTTCTGAACTGTGGTAAGACAGTTAGACTTTGTATCTGCACTCACTTCAAGTTGTCTCGTGAAAGGCAACTGAAGTTGATCATCTTTTCTAGTACCATTCTCGTCTAGCCTACGATTAACAATGCGGCCAATAGCAACTTTAGGTTCTCTGTGTCCACCTTGCATAGTCGTAAGTGTAGGTGACTTGCCTTGTGGCGAATACACTCGTTTGATTATGTCATACCCTTTGATATCACTAGCCACACCAACTTGTATAGGCTTCTTGCTTTTGACAAACGTAGGTATCTGACCTTTCCACATAGACGCAGTAAGACAATGTGCTTTGTCATCATCAACAGACTTGACAAGATCTCCTCGCACTCTGCCACACCACTTGCCTTTGAGGTAGTTTGGTGGCTCGTCAAATGGTAAGTCTTCTAGTATGTCTGCTAGGACAATGTTCTTATCCTCTAGAGGTCGTATGTACACTTGCTTGTATGTGCCATCATCTTGTAGTTCGCCTAACCAATATAGTCTGTATCTGTTCTGCCCAGAAACCCACTTAGAGTCTAAAGCTTGTGGTTCAAACCCCATATGCTCTGATATGATGTCTTGATACTCTTTCTTCATTCGCACATTCTCAAGTAGCACATATCTAGGCTTCAAGTCTTTCATAATTCTGATAAACTCAAAGAATAACTTGGACTGTGGATGATCAAAGTTCAACTGCTTTCCCGCAAAAGAAAATCCTTGACAAGGTGAGCCACCCATAAGTAGGTCAATATCTCCCTTGTAAAACGTAGGTTCATAATCCGACTTAGAACTTATAGTTATAACATCTCTTACATCTCCTAGTTGTATAGTATTAGGAAAATTCTTTTGAGTAATCTTTATTGGATAAGGATCAATCTCTGATGCAAAATAGTTTGTTATTGGAATGTTTGCCCTATGAAAAGCCACTTGCCCACAACTACTTCCATCAAATAAACTTAGTACATTCATGTTACACTCCCATGTAGCATGAGAGGAATAGCATAACTATTCCACTCACAATTAATATTATTAATGTATCTTTATCGTTAGGAAACATTACTTATACTCCTTACTTCCATTCCATTACTTGAAACTTTATTTTATCATGATCAATCCATCTCTTGCCTAAGAACTTAACTCGTGATTTAAGATTGATCAAAGTCAAGTGATTGACATCTATGGATTCATGCTTCTCGTCATCTGTGCCTAGCACCACTGCGTTGCCATGCACGATACAGTTATCAATAACAAAGTCATATGAATAATCTCCAAACAATGCTTCTTCGTTTGTCCATAGATCGTTACCATTTACAGAGTATGGGTATCTCTCTAGCATACGAGCACCTATGAGTTCTTTCTTATGATCCCAATTCTTGATGTCAGTTTCTACTATAAGTTCGTCTTTTGCATTTATGAAATAAGCTTTCATTACACTCTCCTCGTTTTGATTATGTGTTTATACTACTACAGTTATGTGTAGTGTCAATCCCCTTAAGGGTTCTCATGCTACATTGAAAACAATATAGCAATGCTCCAAAGATATACATCTTGGTTTTTTCAAACTCTTTTTTACAACTATCACAAGTGCGTTTGTTGTCCATTTTAATTTACCCCTCTGTTTCTTAAATAGGATATGAGTTGAATAAGATTACTCATGTGATCAACCATTTGTTTGTAGGAATCAAATTTTATCTTCTCTATTTTGACACCATCTAGTTGAGGTATCATTGAGTTTCCATTTGTAACTTTCTGAAGATCATACTTTTTTAAACTCCATTGAACGTGAGTGCCTTTACGTACTTGGTATAATACTTTACTCATTGAACTTCTCCTTGTTTAACTGTTGCCATTCACTTAGTGGCATTTTGAATCTAGCAAGATGGGTGCGTGTACTCTTATCAGTAGAAACTAAATCCCCTTGTGTAACACGTACCCACTTGCGACCTACAACTGCGTAGACTAAATAGCCACCACATATGGGAAACTTGGCATGATAGAAATCTGCCTTGAATCTTTTAGCAGTTCTCCAAGTTATCCCTTGTGGTTTTTCTAGTGAAGCTATTCTCATTTCTTGTCCACATATACTCTTAGACACTTGGACTTTTCTATAGGCTGACCATAAGAATATCTTCTCCAATCTTCGCCATCAATTAGATACTGCCCACGTACTCTTATCTTGTAGGAATCTGTGTTAAGATATTCTCTTAGTTGTGCAACGAATGCCCTACCACTAGCATCGTTAGGTATATCTTTGAACATCATTCTGTCTCCCTTGTAAGATACCTCTTGAAAGAATCTATCTTTCCAAGCAGCTTCAGATTTGACTGCCCTATCCATTATTATATCTTTCTCCTCAAGCAACTCTTCTAGCCTTGATATCTTGGCATGAAGATTGTGATATTCTTGTGTATCATGAGATCTATTCTTGTCCTCAAGTTTCTCCTTGTAAGTTCTGACCTCACTTCGCAGACCACCGATTATCTTCTCTTGATACATTAACTGCTCGGACAAGTCTTTCACCTTACCTTCTTGAGTATCTATTCGTACCTCTTGAGATAACTGTTTTGATTGTTCTTGTAGTGTCCTCTGACACTTAGCGAATGCTCGTATGAGATACGTCAAGTCCATCTCGCCTACGTTGATAGGCTCTTTCTTAGATGACGAGTAATGGTATATCTCCAAGTTCTCCATGTCTCTTGGTAGTCTACCTGTTGAGTTGGTTATCGCATCAATCTTTAAATGTTTATTTACTTTCATTGCTTTTCTCCCTTTTTAATTATTATCCCATAAGTCTCTTTCAATCACGAGTGGTTGCGATTGTAGAAAGAAACTTACAGTATCATGTGCTTCTTGCTCTGATTCTGCATCTACTGAGTAGTATAGATGACCACCCACACCATCAATGCTTATCTTAAATTTGTATTCTTGTATTGGATTTCTCTTTCCCAATATTACTTTTTTAAACTCTTGGTTAGTTATCTGTGTCATTAGATTTCTCCTTCATTCATAGTACTACTATCTAATATTAATTTAGTCCATTCTTGTTTGGTTATTCCAGTTTTAATGAACTCTCTGTCATGCTTATCCAAGTTAGGAAAAGCATCTTGTATGAAGACTTTACTGTTCTCATACAAATCTAGTTGCTCTTGTGTGATAGGCAATAACATTGTAGTCGTGTTGCCCGTCAAGATAGATTTTCTAGTTACTTGTAGCATATCTTTTCTCCCTTTTTAGTTTTCTAATACAAGTCTTGACAAGTAGTCTTATTCTATTCTCTCTGATTCTGTTAATCATCTTTCTATGAAATTTCCAGGATTCTTTATAGTTCTTATTTAGCACTACGATATCTCCTTTATACGTTCAATGATAACATCATCATAGCCTTTGTCTTTCCATTCGTCAGCATCTCGCTTGGCATCTTTATAGTTCTTGTAGTAGTCATCATTACCACCTACCCAAACTATATATCTCCAACCATCTTTGTAGTCTTGGTTTATATTTTCTTCAGTAAATGTAACACCATTGTTGGTATTCGCATTTGGAAATACTGTTTCAAGCATAGTTTTTTTAGTCATCTTATATCCCCTTTACTAATCTTCTAAATGTTTCGCTTATAGCTAATACTGAGAATGTCCACGTACCTATGTACAAGATACCACTATGTTCTGATAGTTCAGAAAAAGATAGGACACCTATTACAGTTGCCATGATTAGAGTTACTATTGTTATTATTTTTATAAGCATTATTCATTCTCCCACTTGTTGATATACTCTAGTAGATTTCTGCTATCTACTCTTAGATTCCATTCTAAGTTTGTGTTATCTACGTTGGCACTTAGCCACTCTTTTATTTTCTTTATTACTTCTTCATTAGTCATTTTATTTTCTCCTATTAAAATTCGTCATAGTCTATGACGTTTTGGTTAAGCCATTGCACCCACAACAAACCCATTGTCATTGTTAACTGCACTACCCTTGGCATATAGGGCAGATACTACACCCATAGGCTCTGTGTATCTCAAGTCGTGATCATCTCCATCTACAACTTGCATACCTAAGAAAGTCTTGGGGATAATATTCTTGTATCTAAAGACAACTGCTATACGCATACCTAACTTGATAGCTTTCTGCACGAATGGTAAGTATTCTGCTTTACCACTATAGCTGAAAGTCAAGTCATATACTTTTGGGCAAGGCACTAGTCTGTTAGGTATCTTGGTATAGTCATACCATTGTAAACCTTGATTATACATCTCAACCATATAATCCCAAATGCGTAACTCCCAACGTATATCTGTAGTGCCATTTAGACGTACTGCTAGTTCATAGCCTAGTCGTTTTGCTCTAGCCAAACCAAGACTTAACTCTTTTTTAAGCATAGCCATGAACTCGTCAAAGTATTGTAGATAGAACAAAGTCTTACGTAGTCTAGACATCTGCACACTAGTCATCTTGCCACGACCTTGATTCTTGAGACACGCTTCTACACAACCAGCAATATCTGCCATAGCACAAAGATTAACACCACTTTCTTTATGGGAAGACATATATAGTATGTACGTAAGCACACCATACTTTTGACCCTTGACAGTTTTTGGATTGCTATCCTTGTTGAATAATGCTTTTGGAAACTCACTAAACCACTTGGCAAACTTAGGTGTGTTTCGTATCTGATCTTGTACCTTTTGAGGTAGCTTGGATAAATCATAAATAATTGACATAGTTTTTCCCCTTGTAAATCGTCATAGTCTATGACACTTTTTTAATTAAAGGCTTTTGTATAAACCCCTTGCCCTTGTAGTTCTTAATAAGAGTACAAGAGTTCTTATAAGTAGTAGGAAAGTAAAAGCTTTCTTTACTCTTATGCACTACATAATGTAAGCCACTCTTAGTAAGTGTCATCTCATGTAGTCGTACCTTGTAGCTTCTAGTATTCTTGAAAGTAGGAAAGTAACCCTCTTTTCTAAGAAGTCGTAGAGTGTTTTCTGCTTTCACTCTTTCTAAAATATCAAACTTAATCATAATAATATCTCCTATAAAAGTTAGTCGTTTGATTATGTAAATAGCCTATCATGGTTATGGGTAGTGTCAACACTTACACAAAACCTGGATTTGTTGTTGTGGTTCATCAAAGCTTATCTCAGTTGCTTCTTCCCATGTAGTGTGAAGCATCTGTGATTGCTCTTCTTGTATAGTATTATCGTCATAGTCTATGACGTTTTCTAAGTTAATAAACATTATAGTTCCTCCAAATGTTGTTGTATTGTTTTAATCTCAGTTTCAAGAGATTCCTTTTTTACTTTCAGTTCTTTAATTATATTGTTAATAGAAAGTAACTCGCCTTTACAATGGGATAACCCATGCCTAAGATTATTTAAATCAATTTCTTTTTGAGTCATATGTTTCATTTAATAATCCTCCTTCATATATTCTCTAATTGAATCAACTTGAATTAATTTCTTATCACCTAATCTCATTAGAAGCTTACACAGAAAAGTTAATTGTTTATCTGTGATATCATCATTTAATGTGATGCCATGCTCCTCTGAGAAATATTCATTGAATGATCTCTTGTCATCACTCAAAAGAATATACCACAGTTTGCCTATATAGGTATTCTCAAAGTCTTCCATTAGTCTTCCCCCTCTAGTAGTTGATCTAACTTGTTACTGAATTGCTTAATCCTTTTCTGATGATACTTTCGCTTTTCTGCTTCTATAACAAACGTAGTCGCATACGCACCTATACGATCCATGTCGTGATACGTATAGTACCTAAGTCTAGGCTGATGATCATATAGTCTGCCAATAGCACTTCTAGCTAGAGTAGGCTTATCGTTATAATGTACTCTCATAATATACCTTTCTAAAATCGTCATAGTCTATGACACTTTTGCACCACAGTAACCACTACTGTGATTATCTATAAGCCTAGCATAGCACTAGGTAGTGTCAAGCCATAGCCGATTGCTTCTCTAGTTAAGAC